GTGGGTGAGAAGTAGTTCTTAGAAGCAGTGTAAGCGTTGCGAACGCTTGGGTGCTTGATAATCAGGTCGAGCAGACTCTTAGACATCTTCCAGTGATCCACACCAAGATTCAGGGTCTCAGTGTAATACTTCTGGAACGCCTTAATGTCCTCGATGATGTCAGCATCCTCGTTGGCAACGAGTTTGCCACCCACATACTTGAACCACTCCTTACCAGAGTCGGGAGAAACAAAGTTCTCGTCGGGAATCTGGAACTTGAAGTCGAACTTGTAGCCATCAACGGCAACATCGTGAATCTCACCAGTTGACATTGCCTGCAACGTCATATAGGTAAGTTCGTTGTGTACGCCGCCAAGCATATTCTGTGAGTTGGTGATGAAGCAGTCAACCAACGACTCGCCAAACGTCATATCATTCAGCTTCGAGATACGACGAAGCTCAATCATGTCGTCCTGAGTAATGTTGAAGCCGTGACCTACCTGAGGCAGAGTTCCACCGTAGATTTCCCAACCCATAGTGCTGCGCTGTGGCTTCTCAGAGTGAGTACCAAGAACAGATGCACGAACGAGGATAGGAGTCTTCTTGATGCCCTGCTTCCACTCACGCTCATTGGTCGGTTTACCCCAAGACGCAAACTGACGCCAAAGTGCCTGATTGTACTTTGCGTTAGCGTTGTCGAGGATAAGACCAAAATTCTCAGCATCTACATACTGATGCAGACCGCTGATTCCGTAAAGTCTTGCGTCTCTCATAATGCAAATCTCCTTTTAGTTTTACTTGCGGTTCGAGAAGCGGAAGAAGCAGCCATTGTCTGCCAAAGCCTTTTTGAGGCTTGCTGTCAGAGGCGGCATACGACGCTCAAGAACGGGTTTGTCGATACAGTTCCAAACCGCATCTACGTCAATGGCGTAGGCATCGGGGTCGAGAACATTGTCACAATAGGTCAAAGCGTTGGGAACAACCTTCACCTTCTTGTCTGCACCAGCCTCGGCGAGAACGTCACCAACTGAGATTCCTTCGACAGAATCAACAGTCAGAACGTCAACGTCAAGTGCGCTTGCGTCAATGCTTGCAATGGTAGCAACCTTGGCGGCAGCAGTGGCGAGGTCAGAACCTACGACGATGAGTTTCATGCCAGACTTAGCAATACTGCCAGTCTCAAACTTCTCTACGGTGATAGTGCTGTGTTCAGAATCAACAGCAGTCACCTTGAACGTGAACAGAGGAACGATAGAACGTACTCCTGCGGTCTCGTCTGCGAACACCAACGTGCCTGCTGCCATCGCATTAGGATAGAGAGGCATATCGGCAATCTTGCAGTCAAAACCACCAACGAGCAAAGTAGGTTTAGCCTCGTAACACTTACGGACACCACCCCAATTCTTCGACCACTTCACGTAGTTGTTGATAGTTCCTTGTCTCATTTTGAAAAATTTTTATATTACACAATAAATGGTTTTTGAATCTACCTCAACTTAGAGTTTTAACAGAAGGTTTCTTCCATCTGTTTTGAATAGTTCTGGTTATCCTCGGCTTCCTTCTTCAATTGCTCAATACGGCTCTTTACGTAGGAATTGTCGCCACCTGCGCCACCGCCAGTACCATCACCGCCGAAAGGCTTGCCACCGTCGCCATAGGCTTCCTTGTAAACGGATTCGTACTCCTTTTTCACTTTGAGTTTCAAAGCGTCGATGTCTGCATCGGCAACCTTCTCGATTCCTGCAACAATATTCTTTACAGCGAGGTTGATTGCGAAATCCTTTGTGGCTTTCTCACCAGTCAGGAAATCTTTGAGTTCCTTACCGATAGAAGCAAGTTTAGCCTGCTCCTGTGCGGCAGTCTGGGTCTTGATGAACTCAGATGTGGCATTGAGCTGAGTGCCAAGCAATCCACTCTTGCCATCCTCACCAAAAAGTTTCTTGTTGTAATCTTCGAGAGCCTTGGTAACGATATTAGCAACATCAGTGTTTTCTCCACCTTTGCCACCTTCGCCGCCAGTGCCTCCAGTACCACCAGTGCCACCGCTTCCACCAGTACCGCCACTGCCTGCATGGTCTTTCTCCCACTGGGCTTTAGCTGCTGCAACGGCATCGTCGATAGCTTTCTGCTGTTTCTTCTTGTTCTGAGTCTCGAAGTCTTGTGCGAACTTCATGCGGCTCGATTTTGCCTGACCCGCAAAATTGGTGAGAACCGTGATAGGCTCTTTCCAAGTGTCATCAACAATCTTCGTATCGTCAGCGAAACGAGGTAAATACAAATCGGCCATGGCCTCAAAGGTCTGGTCGCTGATGAACTCTAAGTTGTCTTCTCCAACGCGAGTTCTGAACTCTGAAATTAAGTTTGTCTTCTCCATACTTAATGTTAAATTGAAGTAAAAATTCGCGACAAATTTAAATAGAAATATGTGTTCAGAGATTTGGAATTTTCTAAAATCTTGACATTTTAGACGCAAACAACCCCTTTAAATAGGCATTTGTCTTATTTTTGCACTGATTTGTAAAGATTTATGCTGATATGGAGAAATTTACAGGACTTACGACTACCGACGGAAAACCCGTAATAACCAATGAGTTTATTGCGGACTTACGGGAGCGTGAAAAAGACAAGATTCAATCAAATAATTTTGTCGCTCAGGTTGGTCCCCAAGAGGATGACCTTCACGCTTCCGTTGACATTCTGATTACTGGCGGTAATCGTGGTGGTGGAAAAGCCAATACTTACTATACCCCGATAGTTACTCCCTATGGTTATAAGAGAATGGGCGAACTTGAAGTTGGTGACGAAATATGTACTCCATACGAAGGTGTGCAGAAAGTCACTAACATATTCGAGCAAGGCGAAAAAACCATTTATAGTTTCCATTTCGATGACGGAACAAGCGTTCAATGTATGGACGAACACCGATTTTGGGCTAAACTGACAGCATCGGGCGACTATAAGGAACTGACTGCAAGGGAGATTATGAACAACTACAAGTTGGGATTGAAGAATCCGCAATCTCTACGTTCAGGTCGTGAATACACCGAGATTCCTCTTTGCGGAGAGGTGAAGATGCAGGAGAATGTGACTCCTATTGACTTACCTATCCACCCATTCCTCTTTGGTCTTATAGCAGGGAAAGGTGTTTGGCATTTCGCAAAGATTGGTGTGTCAATCGTAAACGCTCCAAGAGTATTGCAGTTTGCCTACAAAATGGGTTACAAGCCAAAGAAGATTAATGGTTTCTATTACCTCAAAGGAATAACCGATGAAAACAGACGGATGATTACGAAATGCCGTGCAGAGGAACCATCCTTCATACCTCAGGAATATTTGACTTCAAGCATAGAAGCACGTTGGGATTTGGTACGAGGTATTTTGTACTCTGGAGGTAGATCAAAGAACAAGCATCCTTATCTTGCACTGCCTAACAAACGTTTCGTTACGCAATTCGCTGAACTTGTCCGCAGTCTTGGTGCTTGGGCGAAAGTGTCAGAAATTACCGATGACCCTGAAAAGGTTGGGTACTGGCAATGTATAATGATTTTTCCCAATGACAAGGAAGCATGGCAGAAGTGCGATTATAAAAACATGGCACACATCAATGCCGATAAGATGGTTAGCCCGACACAAAGAGGCTGTTTGACAAAGAAGATTCTCTATATCACAAAACAAGACCATAAGCAAAAATGCAGATGTATAACGGTTTCTGGCAAGCATCACTTGTATATGACTGATGCTTTCACTATCAACCACAACACGTTTACTTTGCTTATGGAACCATTATATGACATCGACAATCCCCGATTCAATGGTGTCATATTCCGAAAAGAGAAAGATGACCTTAATAATATTATACGCACGTCGCGCCTGATGTATAGTCCTTTCGGACACTTCAATAAGTCTAAGGATGATTTGACCTGGTACTTCGATAACGACTCTGAATTATCATTCCAGTACTATGCTGATGCGTTTGATGACTTCAAAGACAGATTCCAAGGACGTGAGTATTCCTTTATCGGTGTGGACGAGATTACGCAGATTGAGTTTGAAAAGTTCAAGTATCTCGTAACGAACAACCGAAATTCAGCTTTCATCAAGAATAGGATGATTGGCACTTGCAACCCTGACCCTCTTTCATGGGTACGCAAGTTCATTGACTGGTGGATTGATGAAGATGGATTCCCAATCAAAGAGCGAGACGGAGTTATCCGCTACTGCTACATGAAAGGCGATTCCGTTGATACAATCGTTTGGGGTGATACCCGTGAAGAGGTCTATGAGCAATGTAAGGAAGAGATAGATAAACTATGGGAGCCTGAATATGAGGAAATGGGCTATACCAAGGAATCTATGTTCACGAAAGCCGTTACATTCATTCGTGCTGAGCTAAAATACAACCGCAAGCTGTTGCAGACCGACCCATCGTATTTAGGAAACCTCGCACAGCAGGGAGAGGAACAGCAAGCCCGTGACCTTCAAGGAAACTGGAACTTCATGGCAATGGGTGATGACCTTATCAAGATGATTCACTTGCAGCGTTGCTTTGAGAATCCGCAAATGATTGGTGACGGAATACACAGAGCCAGTTGTGACGTTGCTTTCACTGGTGGCGACAATTGCGTACTTTGGCATTGGATTGGTTGGCACGTAGCTGATGTGTTCGTCTGTAAGCTCGATTCAGTGAGTACTTGCAATGCTATCAAGGCGAAACTCGACGAATGGGGAGTGTTGGAAAAGAATTTTGTATATGACCTCAACGGATTAGGACAGACTTTCAAAGGTTTCTTCAAACAAGCACGTCCGTTCAATAACGTTGAGGCTGTGGAACAGAAATACAAAAACATCTACGACAGCAAGAAGTCGCAGTGTATGTATCTCTTTGCAAAGAAGATTATCGACGGAGAAATCAGTTTCTCACCTGAATTGCTCGATAGAAAGTTTGAAGTTGGTAAGAGAAATGGAAAGAAAGGTCAAGTGATGCGACTCAGAGACATCCTGATGTTAGAGCGTAAATGCGCACGTCAGGATGAATCGAAAGCCGATAAAGGATGGTGTGTCATCAAGAAGGAACAGATGAAGCAACTCGTAGGTTGGTCGCCTGACTTCTTTGAATCCTTGATGATGCGGCAGGACTTTGATGTAAGTCGCAAAACCGTGACTATTCCCGGTTGGGTTCGTAATTTCTAAATACATAACGTTATGGAGACTATAAAAGAAACTATCAAGATGCCACTAAGGGAACTTCTTACCAAGAGACCCTTCACACGCATCATGCCTGATGGTCATTACGACCACGGCGAATTTACGGGAGAGGTGAAAGAGGAATCTCCAGTAACCGACTTCCTATTGCGTAAAAGGGTCACTCAGGAGGATTTTCTTCGTGAACTCGACCCATGCGGACACCTTATCAATGACCGCGAATATTATCCTGACATTTGGCGCAAGAACGAAGATGGACTTTGGTACTTAGAGGAAGTACCTCGCTATTCCTTCGCATACCAATGGATAATCTTGCAGAACCAACTCACGCACTTAACTGGTAACGACGTTCAATTTGAACTCGCAGAGGAAGAAAGCGAAGAGCATTTAGATGTGTTCTCGGCTTTCAAGGCAGGATGGTCTGACAAGAATATGGAAGTTGCCTGGTATCAGTTCGCAAAATCGGTCAAATCAACTGGCGACGCTGCCTTTGTCGCTTACCTCGACAATGGAGAGTTCGGTTGGAAGGTGCTTTCTTTCCTCAATGGTGATAGATTGTTCCCTCACTACGACAACAAGACTGGTAAACTGAGTACATTTGCACGTACTTACAGCAATTTCGATGAAGAAGGTCGTATCAGCAAGCGTTACATCGACGTTTGGGATAACAAATACTATTATCGCTTTGTTGCCGATGGCGACCCGAAAAATACTATTGAGAAGGTAAAACAGAGCATTTTCAATTTCTTCAATATTGATGGCTACAAACTGGAGTATGCAGAGGAACACGGATTTGACGAGATTCCTGTATCATACCAACGTGACGATTTCGGGCCATGTTGGACTCTCTCGCAGGAAACTATCGACAACTACGAAATGGCTTTCTCTCGTCTCGCACAGAGCAACCACAATTTCGGACTGCCTATCATGTATGTCAAAGGCGAAGGTTCTCAGGAAGTGTCCTCAAAGGACATGAGCCATGCAAGCAAGGTATTCTTCCTGCCCTCAGATGGTGAAATGGGATTCCTAAACCGTCAGGATGCTTCCAATGCCTATAAGACGGAACTTGACATCTTGGAGAATCAGATTTATTCGCAGTCTAACGTTGTTAAGACTCCTGAACTGAAATCGGGCGACCTGCCAGCAGCAGCTATCAAGTTGCTCTATACTCCTGCATACAACAAGGCAATGTCTGACAGCAACGAGTACGCTCTCAGTCTTGACAAGATTGTGTATTTGTTCAAGTTCGGTTTCGGTATCGAGTCATTGCACCGCCTTGACTTCATGAATACTCGAATAAGTCACTTCATCAAGCCTTACGTTCACCTGAACGAAACTGAGCTGACTACCAACCTCTCTATGCAAGTTCAGAACGGCTTCCTCTCTAAGCAGACAGCATCGGAGAAATCTCCATACGCTACACCGCGTGAGTGGGACCGCATCATTCGTGAGAAGAAGGAAGAGCAACAGCAGGAACTTCTACTTGAAGAGCAGAGACTTGAAATCCAGTCAGTGCAGCAAGTAGAGACTCAGGAACAACTTTCGGAAATCAACGCTGAACAGCAGATTGAGGTTGCAAAGGCTGAGAATCAGTTAGACAACGGCAAGAATCCGCAAGAAAAGAAAGCCCGTAAAGTGACAGGACACAAAGGTTCAAGTGCTACTGGTCGTGGCAGAGGCAGACCTAATAGAAGTGGCAAGAAATGGGATTCATCCGGCAACTATGAGGGGCGCAACGGATGGGACAAGTGGAACGCAACGCATTAATCTCTAATATATTGTAGATATGAGTGGAAAAGTAATAATAAACCTCGACACAGACCTCTATGTTGCGCCAACTCAATCAGATATTAGCGCAGCTAAGAGGTTTGTACGTCAGAGAACGGATAATGCAATCCACCTATCGGAACTTATCGACGCATTATTGCAGCAAGCAGCGAAATCAATCACGCTCGTTTGCTACAAATACAATATTGCGCCTGAGGACTTCGAGTATTCTGCCAATAAGGACTTGAAGAAAGAAGTCTATGAGATTCTTGATAACCTGGAGGATGAAATATACGCTCTTATAGAGGAATATTCCACGAATATCACTAAGGATAAGGAAAGGAAAAAGGCTCTACTGGCTTGGTTGGTGCTTCTGAAAAGCAAAGGATTCGATGATTTGCGTTCATCACTTCACGGAAAGTTGATGCAGTTCGCATACGACCTCGAAGCACAGATAGCTGCACAGAAATTAGTTGGAAACAATTCCGTAACAGCAGTTAGCCGCATACTTACAACTCTCCATAGCGTATATACGGCTCCTGAAATTCTTGCAGCATTCAAAAAGAGGTCAAAAGCATATTATATTCAGCAAAAAGGTGTGCATGAAGGTGGTAAAGGACATTCCGCCAGTGGTGCTAATAACGTCATGTCTTTCGGCAGACTTACGGCTGATATGGCTTGGATGCACGAAAAGTACACCCAATTGAAGGATAATGAGCAAATTGCAGGCTTCTATGTCCTAAGAGGCAGTAATTACCCTTGCGATTTGTGCGATTCAATGGTAGGATTCCACTATATTAACGAAGTAGAGGCTTTTCCACCATTCCATGCGTATTGTAAGTGCTACATAGTGCCTATCAAAGGAAAGAGTTACGAAGAAACTGTTGAACAAAACTTGATATAATATGGTTTTTACAGAGAAATTGAAGAAAGAGGCGAAATCGGCAGGAGTAGAGCCGCAAAGCCTGATAATGGCTGATTTGCTGAGTATCGGCTACTCGGAATCGGACGCATATAATATCGCATATCCTGAACGTGAGGTGTGGAATATCGAAAAGAATATGTCAACTCGCGACGGAATCCTTAACGATAAGAAATTCAAGGCAGTTCTCGAACAGAGAATACAAAGACAGCGTTCTGGTGTGATGATTCCGCAGAAACTTTCGGAAATCGAACTTATTAGCCGTGAGGAATCGCTGAAAGAAATCCTTATGGCAGCTCAGAAACTCGCAATAGGCTCTAAGGAGCGTGGAGATATGTTCATCAAGTACCAAGAGGCACTTGCTAAGATGCAAGAAACTACTGGCAATGGTGACACAGTGAATATCTATCTCCCTCTGAAATGTATCAAATGCCCTTTATACGCTGATTTCTTGGAGAGAAAAGCGGAGAAAATAGAAGAAAGCCTTAATAAAAAATAGTGCGTATCACGCAGCACTATCTCTTGCATAAATCTTTCAAGTCGTGGTAGGAGGCCGCCCGTGTCAGGGGTCAGGCCTCCTTTAATTATCACAAAAAACAAGGAGCATCACGTCTGACACTCCTTGTCCGAACAACAACAAACGGAACACAGTTTCACACCATGCCGTTATTTCTCCAGTACCTCAGATGCTTGCTCTGCTATCTCGTCCTGCTTCAATTCTTCCTCAGTAGGCTCATGCTTTGCCATTTCAGCATCATAAGCGGCACGCCACTCCTGATACTCCTTGCAAGTGCGCTTGACATCATTGATAAGATAGTCGTGTTTTTCGTCTTTCTTATCAAGAATGGTAGGACGTGCATAGATGGCAGAAACTATCTCTACTCCATGATGGAAGTAGCCGTTGCCAACGGAAGTGACATACAGCATATTCGACAGCAAGGTACGCAATCCATTGAAAGAACCATCTCGCTCTTCCTTGGTCTTTTCCTCATTCTTCCAGTCGGCATACAACTGAGTGAGGTAGCCGAACATTTCCATACTCTGAGGAATAGAAATGCTCCAACCGCCAAGTAGGTTACTGATATGGATGCACTCGATAGGATAGCTGACAGACTTTGCCTTACGAGTACCATTACTCTTCTTTTTGATTTCCTCACACTCTTCTGGTGTCGGAACACGGGTAATCGTTGACTTGGTGCGCCAAATCTTGAAGTTGCTAACCCTCTCTGCCTTGTTGAAAGGGATAGCCATAGGATTAATGCTTGCCTCCATTGAGTTTTTCCTTTAAGTCATTAAACAAATCCTCTAACGAAGGGAATAGACATTCCTCACGCAACTGGTAGCGACCATCGGGAGAATACAGACGATAGCAGAAACCCTTATTGTCAGATTCGGCAGAACCGAATATGCGACCTTCCTTAACGATATTGCCAGCCATGAAGAATACCTTATCGTTATTCTTATACTTAGGCTTTGGTCCCTCGTTAATCTCATGGGCAAATCGACGAATATTTTCCAAAATCTTCTCTGACGGACGGAAACTGAAATTTTTCAGTTCCTCAAAAAAAGTTGGAAATGGTCTTGGTTTCAACTCGCTAAGATTGACTCTTAAAACAGCAATCGGATTCTCTCGCAAAGCAACACGCATCATTTCTGCATCATGCTTCTTTGCCAAACGCTTCTGCAAGCGGTTAATCTTCTTATCCTGAATACGGATAGTTTCAAGTGCATCGGCAAGTGTCGGGTCATCGACAGCACTCTTACAAGCATAGAAGAGTTCCATATCGTCAGAATTGCCGAATGGATCAACCAACTTGATTGCTGCATTGTCGTCAATATCCTCTCCATCAAGTATAGCCTTACATTGAGCCATGAACTTAAAGCAGAGTTTGACCTGCGCCCGAAGTTGTTCAGGCGTCAGGTCTTTCAGTGCATCATAATTCTTTTCCATACGCTACTATTTTACTCTTTTGCAGCCTTGGGTGGGCGACCAACCTTCTTTTTCTCAGTCTCAGTGGCATTTCCAGTACCATCGGTGGGAGTCTCGCCCTCGTCAACTGGCTTCTCGCCATTGTCGGGAGTCTCAACAGTACCGGGATTCTCAGGATTCTCGGCAACACCAGCACCCTCGCCAGTACCTTCACCAGTACCTTCGCCTGCATTTTCAGCAGCAGCAGCTTCCTTGGCGGCTTCCTTCAATGTAGCCTCAATATCTTCAAGGCTCTTACCACCGATAGCCTCCATATAGGCAGAAGAAAGGGATTCCAAGCCGTTCTCGTTCAGGAACAATACACGCTCATCATTACCCATTTCGGGATTAGAAGCCTTTTCAAGAACGGCATGAGTGGCTTCATTGGCAATGTCGATGACCTTATACTGATTCAGCAACGTAATGACAGCAGACCAAATCTTTGCCTCTGCCTGACGTTTGCTCTCAGCAGCAGCCTCTTCATTGAATCCTGCATCAAGCAAAGCGGCAATACGCTCTTCCTCAGGGAGTGCCATAATTTCGGCAACCTTATCCTTGCGGAGTTCCGTAAGATGTTCCTGGGCGAACTTCTGCTCAATCTCGTCAGCCTCTTTGTCAAGGCCTGCACTGCGAAGGGCAGGAATAACCTTGTCCTTTGGCAGACGCATGAGTGAATCAACAAGAGCCTTACGCTCGTCCTCTGTGTAAGTCTGCTTCTGTTTGCCTACGTGCAAATTAATAGAAGCATCGCCGTTAAACGGCTTCGGGTTACTTCTTCCAACTCTAATTCCCATAATCGTAAATATTTAAAGGTGAATAAAAATTATTTTCCAATCTGCATTGACTGATATTTCCTATACATTGTCGCAATGACAAGTTTTGAGAGAGTATGACTATGAAATGCGCCGAAAATTCGCAACTTCTTAGCCACTAACGGCTTCATGAACCAGAAGCTATTATCATACATTTGCTGATAATACTCGGTTATGACACGATAGTATTCAAGTTTGGCTTTCAGCAAACCCTCATACGCCTCGGCAAAGATGACGGAATCAATGCCGTATTCCTCGATAATAAGAAGTGCACTTGCGCTTTTCTCCAACTCGGCACCTTTCTCTTTCGTGTATTCTACAAACTCCTTGTGCGTCATATCACTTAATCTTTCCAGTCTTAATATCCCAAACCTTATCTACCATCCATTCAGTAACGTAAGCTCTTGTCTCGCCAACAGCCTCTACTTTCAGCATGGCAACAAAATCATCATAGGCATGGCTTACCTCATGGGCTACCTGACCTGGTGTAAACTCGGACATCACGATATACATCAGCAAGCAACCAGTATCTCCAGTCTTTTTCTCACGTACCGTAATCCTGCAAGCACCCCAATAAGGCTCTATCTCGTCATCACCCCATTCATGCCAACCGCGATAATCATCATCCATAATATCGAAGGTAGCAGCCATCTTCTTCAAATCAGGCTTCATACATACCCATATCTTCAATGGGAATATCTCAGGGTCAAACTTATATAACTTTCCTACCATAGCCTATATATACAAATGAGCGAATTTATCATCATCAAAGAATAGATAATAGATATTACCGATGTTCTTATGGTCTTTCTTCACACCCATACGAGTCATGGCACGTCCGAATCCGTTAAATTCCTCATGCTCATAGCCCATAGAGTCACACCAAAGGCAATACTCCTGAAACAGCGCATTTGCCAACACAATCTTTGGCTTTTCATCCAAATTGCCGACACGGAACGTCTCTCTGATACCATTATCATCAAAGAAAACCCTCACAGTCTGCTTATTCTCTATCATGTACTCACGCTTTGCCAACTCGCTGACACCAGCACCGACAAAAGAGAAATTATCAGCAGCCAACTTCAAATAGCCCTGCATCATCCAGTTACGAATACCCGAATACTCACTTCTCAAAACCGAATCAAGGTCACGTCGAATATCCTTATCCGTCACCTTCGCCCTGAAAGGAATGAATACCAACCTTCGCATCATTGCCTTATCAAGATTGCTGTTCGTCGGCTTCCTATTCATGCTGAATATCATGAACGGAATATCATACGCTATCTCGAAATCACCGCCAATGCGCCTTATCGTCTGAGGGGAACCGCTACATAACGACTTGAAAGCATCCTCATGCCTGGTAATGTCATAACTCTGCACCTCGTCACATATATTGAACGTGCGCCCGACAACTCCTGCAAGCAATCTCGCCCTTACATCAGGATTGCCACTGACAAGATTACTCAATGACTCCACGCTGATATTCCAAGCACCAAGCACACCTGATATGACATTCGTGATAGTAGTCTTACCATTACCGCCACCGCCAATCATCCATAAACTCTCTTCGACCCTATGGCTCATAGTGGCACGATTCACACAACCAAGACCCAAATACTTCTGTAACGTCAGTATCTCACTATCGGGTAATATCTCACCAAGGAAATGAATCCAGTTCGGGCAGGTAGCATTTGGATCATAATCATAATCCAACAACTGAGTAACTGCCATCCTATCCCGGAACTCATAGCGTATCGGATTGCTTACATCGGAGAAATCCCAAACACCATTTCTGAAACCTACCAAAGAAGGACTTACACACAAAGGACTCATAATAGCACCATCACGCAGACTGCCAGCCAACTTCTGACTACTCTTGACAATATCATCCTTACCAATACCCAACTTACGCAAAGCATCACGCAAAGCATACTCCATACAGCTATTAGTGGCTTTGTCAAAAGGCTTCCACACCATGCCATCAAAGTAATACACAACACCATGCAGACTTCTCAGACACTTCCTGCCAATATCACATACGAGATTCTGGTAATCATAAAGCCTATCACCATAACGCTGCTGATGGTAAGCCTCTACAACACGCTTCTTGTCAACACCAGATGCAAACTCGTCTCGCAACTGGCGTATCAATCCGTCCTGTGATGATTTTATCCCTTTTTCCACTATATATAAAACAATAATATAAATATTATAATACCCAATTAAGAAATATTACTTCATTTACTTCATTTTGCTTCACAGCACAAAGGTAAACACCTTTATTTAAAGGCATTGCGAATGATTTCTAAAATCTCGCCATTTGAGAGCAAAATTGCTTCAAAAACACCCATATTGCTTCAAAACAACCATCATTTAACAATTAATTAACTCAAAAAACACCTCGTTTTTACCCCAAAATGACGCATTTTTCACACAACATTTACTACACCATTTCACCAAATGTTAAACAATTAACACTCTAAATGTTAAAATTGAAAATTAAAAAATTAAAATAAAAAATTTTTGTGGGAAGTCACAAACACCGTTTGGTCGATTTTTGCAGGGGGGCTACCCTCCCTATTTTGTAAACATTTTAGATAAAAGGTTATATTATATGTATAATGTAACTAACTGA